CTCCTTTAAATTTTTCCGTAGCCATGAGACGACCTTCACGAACCACTTGCGTGTCTATCTGCATCTGCTGAATATTCATCGTAGTTAACATCTCTAATGGTAAACCATCAGGGGCTGTTAGGTAACGGTCAATATCGAACTTATGGATAGCGGCCATTCGTTGAACTTCCTTCGGGCCTAAAATACGGCGCGTAGGGATATCAATGAATCGCCACTCTTTCAAGAGACCCTGTACTTCCGCACTCCTTTTTATTTCCACGCCTAGATTCCCGAAATGAGCCCTTGAAGAAATAAGGGGAAGAGCAGAGTTTCAAGTCCGTCAAAGTAATTGATGAACTTCTAAACTATGCTGTTCCAACCTACTCGTCAAGAAGACCCTATAACGGACGGAATCCATATGTTTCCATAAAATGGGAATACATCGGACTAACGCTTCTCTAGTGATTGGGAAAACCGTCGAGAGTGAACTCATGCGAATCCACTCAAGCCAAGGATTCCTATCCTTAGAGAACATCACCAGGTAACACCGTAACCGCTGGCTCTTGAGTGACCATCAGCGTGACGCAACCGAAGACCGGGCCTTATAACCCAGTCCTCGCAGTTGTAAGTAATGATCGAGAGAAATGTCATTCTTAGTAATGCATTCCGACAATACTGAGGTCGAGAGTTGTGATACTAACGCATCCCTAAAAGGGAAGGCGAAGCAACGCAGCCCTTTCACCCAGTACTTCTTAGCAAACTCAAAAGTTAACCCCTTACGGGATTGAATTGATTTGGCTAATCCGATATTTACACCCAACCATTGAGTCATGAGATAGTAATATTTAGTGGCTAAATCTCCATTAAATAGAACAATATCATCACCCAACACGGCATACTCATTAGTTCATTTATAAAGTCTTCCACGATCCCTCGAAACGAGGAACCATGCAAACTGAACAATGAAATGATGTGTAATTGCTAACATCACTCATGAAGATAGTGCTCCCATGGGTTGACCCACGGAGTACTTCACT